ATTAGTATCTCCAGAAGCCATAGCCTCTCCTCTAATTGTATAATCACCATCTGTAGCTACATTTTGCCAAAGATGGTGCTAATCGTTTGCTACCACTAGTCTCCGTCTGTATTTGCTAGGGTAGTTCCGTCATTTACGTCTACAACTCCAGACGCATTGGTTAAAACATAAACAAGTGTTGCAACCGCTGTACTGCCAGTTGAAGTAACGCAGTAGATTAAATCTCCTACACTTACTTCGTCTGATACACCATTAAAGTAGGCAGCCGTATTAACATCCGCAATAGCATCTGTACTTGTATAACTATACAGTTGCGGTGCAGATCCTTTTTTACTTTGCCCGCCAATTGGATTCCATCCATCTCTTGAAAAAGCCATCTTATATCCTTTCTAAGTTACTATTCTCTACAAGTAATTTTTACGATTCCTGGTGCGTCTATCGCTACACCAGTACCAGTAAACATTGAAGCCACTAGCCAAGAAGTTTTTTCAGGGATGTAATCGACAGAAGTTTTTTGCCCCATGCCCATTCCAACACCTATTGCTGATTTATGAAACGCATAACAAACTCGGTCTGAGCTTGAGTCTATTGCTAATCCATCTTCATCACGATCACCGATTGTCACTACGTTAAAGCCGAGCCAAGTATTAAGCTCACCGCTAACTAAACTTTTTATAGAATTATAGTCGCTTGACTGTACGGTTGTTTGACCAAGTAAAGCTGACAAATTATTGGCATGTACTAATAGAGTTCTTCCCTCCATACCAACATTAGCTGCATCTAAAGCTTTTTTAGCTGCCCTAATTTTACCAGTATTTAAATCAGATGCAGAACCCGCTGCTCCACTTTCTGCGATAGTGTTTGCAACAGTTCCAGTACCACTAGCTGCTACCAAAGCATCTATTGTTACTTGATCCATTCTTCTTCCAATTGCTCCGCCAACTGCTTGAACTAATTCAGAACGGTCATTGAAGTTTACTTTAGTTTGGTTGAAGATGTCAGAATATTCCGCAGCAATATAATTGGTCATTGTCGCAGTCACATTTGTATAAGAAAGTGAAAGTGGTGTCACGTCACTTTGCGGAGTTCTTATTGTTGCAACACCTTTTCCAAGTTTTGGAAATGATATTGTTTGCCCTACAACATTATTTTTTTCTCTAGTTAAACCAGCTAATGAGCGAGAAGCTTGATAAGCTTGTTTAACTTCGGAATCGAATAATGTGATAAAGCTATTTGAGATCGTTAAAGCCATTATATTATCCTTTTCTCTTGTTAATAAAAATTTTCTTATCGCTTGCTGGTTATCCGTGGGCCAGATAGCTACACTTTCGGGGCGAAGTGCATCCCATAAAACTGGCCCATAAATTTAGGTTGTCAGTCAATTTAATATATCGAGAATATAAGGCTACCTCAAACCAGTAACCTTATTTTATAGGTAAGTATGGAACGTCTAAGATGTTAGTATTTCTCACCATGTAAGGCATACACAGCTTTTTCTACTTTCTTAGTATAGTTATCATCTACTCCATATCTTTTATCAGCCATCATACCTTCAATATCACTCATTGTAGTTGTATCAACTTCTTGAGCATTAGCTGTAGGAATAGTTTGTTCACCATAACTACGTCTAATTTTATTTAATCCAGTTATGAATGCAGCATTAGTTGAAGCTCCAGCTATAGCTTCTACTTCATTTTGTGCTAACACTCCTGAAGAAACAAATTTAGATAACCAGGAGTCTGTACTTTTAATAATAGCATTACCATTATTGCCTAGTTTTTTCATTTCCTCTTCTCTTTTATACGTAATTTGCTGATCTATCCCTTGCTGCTGGGTCATATAAAAGTTTGTTAACTGCTCTACTAACTCTTGACTCATATTATTTTCTTTAGCTATACCAATAAATTCATTCATAGAAGGATCATCCGCTTCTAATCCTTCTATAAAATCTGTTTTATACTTGCCGTCTTTTGGTGGCTTATGTTTGCCAGTAGCCATTTTATTACGTAATTCTTGGTAGGCCTTAGATAGGTCAGTAACTTTTACTTCGCCTTTTTCAGCATCCCAATGAGAGTCCTGAATACCTTCAGGCTTTTCTTTTGGCTCTTTTTCTTCGGCTGCTTTAACGGTTGGTTCATCCTTGTCATCTTGTGCAAGATGATTAGGGGATGATTCTTCTCCATCATTTTCTACTTCTTCATTTTCGGGTTTAGGAGTTGGGCTTAAAAGACTTTGGTTTTCGTTGGCGCTGGCCTCTTGGTTTTCAGCTTCAACGGCCTCAGTTTCATTGCTCATCTATTTCTCGTCCTCTCTATACGTTTATAAATATCACGGACAATAGAATTTTGTCCTTCTCTAGCATAACCATGACTTGCATCTTCCCCTGGATACCAGGTAGGCTGGTCAATCGTTATTTTTTTTAAGTACGCTAAAACTTGCGCTCCATCTCTTGATGCAAAAACTTTAGTCATCAAAATATCTATATCATCTACTTCTATCTTTGCATCATTCTTGACTAATTTTAAATCGTCCCAACTCATTCTACAGGAGGCCCTTCTGGAGGAGCGCCTTCAGCACCTTCAGCACCAGGTATCATTCCTGCTTGTTGCGCCATCTGAGCCATTTCCACCATCATTGATTTTCTTTCTTCAGCGGAGTTTAATATTCTTCCTGGTATACCAAGTTTATCTGCTATATAATCTAATGTTTCGTCCTGGTTCAAAGCAACTTGTCCTATAGGCCCAATACCTTGTGTAATTTGAATAAACTTCATTACATTTTCTAATTCATCTAAACTTTGTGCCTGGGCTAATGGACTGGTAGGAACAACTTTTAATTCTTGGCCATCTATTTTTAATGGCATATCTATTAATCCCTGAGAGTCCATAATAAATAGAACTCTTCTAACAATAGGAATCATTGCTTCCGTAATTAACCGACCAAAAGCAGATCCCATATTTTGTGATAATTCTTTCATCCGCTGGACAATTTCTGTTGCACTCCTGGCGCTCATTGTATCGGGAGGGAGAGAATCGTCCAGGAGTACCTTTTTAATATTTGCTGTTAAATCTTGAATAACAATTTGCGCCACATTAAAGTCGCCAGATTTAGGTAAAGGCTTTAAAGACTCCCCTTGTGGCCCACCATTTCTCGCAACGGGAATAATAGCGCCTGGTGAAATTCGCACAGTTTGAGGATTTAAGACCCCATCATCTGCTGCTAAATAAACCCCAGAAATCGCTAGACTAGCATTTTTAAGTATTAGTTCTTTTACTTTGTTTAAAGTTTTAACATCTGAGATACAGGATAATAATGGGCCTCTTCCCATAATTTCACTAGACACCGTACTGTATCTACTAATTATCCAGGCAGAAGACGTTGACGTTCTATAAACTAACTCTTCTTTATTTTTTACATCTATAACATGGTAACAATAATAACCTTCGTTTGGTTTATATATTGTAGCTTCTAATAATTCTACCTCTTCTTCAGGCTTATCATCAATCATCTTTTGTAATTCGTCATGTATTTTTACATCTGGCCATTGTCTTTCAATGGCTTCGCCTCTCAACTTTAGTTTACGATAAACATTATCTATCGTTCCATTTGGCCCTGCTTCTAAACTTACCAGGTATTGTGGTACAGCTTCAAAGCGAATAGGAGTAGTTTCATCTCCTGGTTGAACAAGCATAACGGCTGTTCCAACACATAAATCTAAAAGAAATTCTGACATTGCCAGGTCAAAAGATGATTGCCTTAGTACGGCAAACATTTTTTCTGTATAAATATCTAATGCTGCTTGTAGTTCTTGAGGGTTATCAACTTCTCTTTTAGCATCTTCTCCTGCAAGTAATGCACACCATTTTCTATATGGCGGGAATAAAGCAGATTGTATTCTATTACCAAATCTTTGAACGGAATTTACAGCCGTAGAGTCATAAACCTTAGAAGACTTATTAGTTTCAGGCACATTATTTTCATATCCTCCACCGTATAAATTACGTTGAGGAAGGCCATATTCATAAGCCTCTTCATAAATAGAGCGCCATTGCGCCTTTTTTGTATCCGCCTTATCAGCTCTTTTTAAGACCTGTTTAACTGTTAGTTTTGCCACAATTAAGAACTATACCCACCAAGCTTATCATTGCTTCCTAAATAATTTGGATCAGTCATATCCGCTGTACCGCCATTTAAAGAATTAAGCAGCATACGTGCGCCGCCTCGTCTTGCAGTTGATTTAGCTTGAATTTTTTTATTTGTTGCTGCTTTTTCTGCATCTAAGCGTTCTCGTTCTTTTTTTTGGTTTGCTGCTATGCTAGGATCTGGCCCTTGATAGCCACCTCCGCCTCCGCCTCCAAAAATTCCACCCATCAGTATAATCTCCTCATCATTAAAAAATCTGCTTTATTAGGCCCATAATTTGTTAAAGTTCCTTCTTCCTGGAACATAAGAAATTTAGCATACTTGATAGCCCTAGTGTCAAGCGAATGCACATGGAATTGAACCCTATGCAGTTCCATTACAGAACTTAAACCACTAAATATATGTCTACTGATCCTAGCAACAGGTATCCAATGGGGACTAGCTCGGTCATCTCTCAATAACCATCCTTCATAAACACCTGGCCATAAAGGAACAAAACCTGCCGCTGCCATTGGTACTCCATTTTTAAGGATTGTAAAGTTTGGCCCGCTTGATGCTTGTTTATCAAAGAAATCTAAATAGTTAGGAATCATACTACTCAATTCTTTTTGATATTTCCCTAACTGCATCATGTAATAATGATGACGGGAGTAGGGCATAATGGTTGCACCTTCTGGCAAAAATTGCCTGGCCATAGTTACAATATCTACCATAGGTCAAAATCTAAATCAGCGGTCATATTATGTGTAAAGCCTGGCGATCTATAATTTCCCCTGGTAATACGTCTATGTTCTCCGCCACCTAGGAGCAAATAGGCATAAGCATCTCCAATATGGGAATGCATATTCTTATCAGGGACATCTCTAAACCTATCTGTACCGCCACTTATACCCACTCTTTTAAAATGATAGCCTCCAGCCAGGGATTTACGCAGCCTTTTACACTCAGAATCCACGACCAGGGCAGGACGTTTATCAATATACCGTAGCATTGGTGCTGCGCCAGCTTCTCTACGCACCATAAAATCATTAGATGCGGTTGGTTTAGCATTCAATCCCAGGGAACGGAGATGGTCAAAACTTGTTACCTCAAATATCTCATCTCTTTTTTGCCCCGCAGGGTCACCCCATATCTCAGGTTCACATTTTTGGAACTTAGTATTTAATATATGCAACAATATCTGAGCAAATCTTTCCAGGCCCATGTCCTCTGTAACAATTTCATGCAAAATATTCCACCGTCCATTTGGTAATCGTT